TTAAATTATGAAAAGTGTTTTGATTACTTTTAAAACGACCAATACCATTATCAGAACGAAACCACTCGTTCTCTATCGCTCTACCTACTCTAGTTCCATAGTCTAAACTCATCTTCTCAGAATCGCTAGCTATTTGGCTTGGAAAATAACTTGTTATAACTGACTCAGCCATATTTTTATTTTTCTATTAATTTCGAAACACTTCCTGCATTGGAGTATCTGCTTATTTTTAAATTTAGTTTTTGCTTTTGCCTTTCAGCGGCCGGGCTATATAAATTCCTATTAACAGCCATTATAGCTAAACCTGAGCTTATAGCCGCATCAAATTTAGTTCTGTTATTAATATCAAATTTAGCCCAATCATTTAGCGTAGTATTAAAATACATTCCCCCATACTGTCCGTCTTCCTTTATCCCTACATATCTATCTATATAAGATTCAATTGCCGCGGCGTGCGCTTGTTTTATGTCCTCACTAGAGTTTGGTATTCCTCCAATTTCTTTTTCTGTTTTAGACAGCTTGTTCCAAAGCTTGTCTGGCCTATTCATTGAATAACCTCTATATCCTCTTCTTTTTAAATAGTACAAAAGTCTAGGTTTGTTATTCTCACACAATAAAGGCATACCGTAAAACACTAATGCCATCAATACATCTTCGAAAAACATTTCCGCTGTTTGAGGCCTAGCTAGGTATTCAAGAAAAAATGTATTAGGGGGAGCGTCTTCCATCGAGAACTTCGTAAGCCCATGAAGAGCGCCTTTAGACCCTCTGCCATCTGTTGTACCGCTAATATCATAACTGTCACAGCCAAAAGCACCAATGTGATCATTGCCTGGCGACTTAAAACCATTTTTAACATATTGTTTATTTTGTAAATTTAAACTTGGAACCCAAGAAATATTAAATCTTCCTTGGGGATTTGGAGTAAATTTAACTTTGGTGTCTTTTATTCCGTTTTCCCAACTAAAACTTCCACGCGTTAATACTCCTGAATGTTTTAAGTCTTCGTTATAATCTATTTGCTCATATATTTTTACTAAATTATATAAGCTGTTTTGAGTCTCATCCCTAAAAGCGTGTTCTGTTGTACGCGGAAACTGCCTGTAATGTTCATTTAAGCCGTCCTGGTCGCCTTTTAATCCATCTGCCTCATTATTCCAATGCTCAATGACCCCGAGCTCGATAGGATCGCCGTATGGATCTTCTAAAGGTTCTTCCGGAGTATCGAATACGGGCATTCCATATTTATCGATGAATCCTTCATAATTCCATTCCATAGGAATGAACAGACTATATAATCCAGATTTTGTTTGGCCATTCTTATTTCTTTTGTTTACATCAGACGACTGATACAATTTTTTAAAATTACTTCCTCCTTTGTCTAATGCATTAGAAGTCGACCCCATCATGCACTTACCGATTATTCTACTACCTAAACGTAAACAGGTTTTTGTTACACCCCAATTGTTGAGTATGTTATTAGGTTTTTCCCATTTACCTGATTCATCATGAACTAAAAGTTTTAGCTTCTCACCATCATAACTATTGTCTCCCGTGTTCTTGTAATCTATAGTTGTATCTAACCCTTCTAATATTATTTGGTCCGCATCTGTGTTCTGTATAGATCTTTTAGTTAATCTTGAAGCGGGAACTCTATAAGCTAATTCCTGCTTTGGTCTATCCATACCGTCCTGGATCGGTTTAAAGAAAAACGGATAGTTGATCGATATGGGTACGACCTTGTCTGTGAACATCTTCTTTGCATCAGCACCTGATTTCGATAGTATACCGAACCTGGAATCACTCGACACCGTAGCTTGGTTAATCGTTTCTCCCGATGCCATGAATGAAAATCCGGAACGTCTATTTTTAAGGTAGCAAATACCATAACAACGTGTATCTGCCTTGCACGCTTCCCAGAATATATAGAATAATCTGTTTGATTCACGAAAGTCTGGTAACCCCACGTCGATTTTTGACCATTGCAGATACATGTAGTGAGTACCAGTAATATAAGTAGGAACATCGTTATTGCTAAACCAGTGCCCTTTTTCTCTTCTTTCAAATTGTTCATCTATATAAGGCTCCCATTTTTCTTTAAAGCTATCTGGATAATCTTTCCATTCAAATATGCTTTGTATTCTCTTAAGCTCTTTAGGATATTCTTCAGGCTTCCATAAGTTATTACCCTTGGCTATCTTATTAGGCTGTTTAGGCAATGCAATCTTTAATCCCTGAATGTTATATATATCACCTATTTGACCGGTCTTGCTAATAACAATCACATCATTATCTTTGTCATACCCGTATTTCCAGTTTTTTAAACTGTTACGTCTAGATAATATGTTGCCTTTTACAGGGGTTATAACTGAATAAAGATCTTGCTGATACATTACTTAGCTCTCCTTTCTGCAAAGCCTTTATAAGTTTTTTCTTTTGTATCTTCTTTAGGCTTTTCGTTTAATATATCTTCTTCTGCTTGTATTCTATTCAAAATTTCAAATGCATCAAATATAGCTAGCTTCTTAGTAGCGGCGGCATTTTTTAATCTGTCAGCTGAAATATCGTCGTCAGAATCTACTATAGCCTCTTTAGCTACCTTTATAAGTTCCTCAACTGCTTTGTGCCCAGCCTGGATTATATTCTTCTTCGTTTCCTTGATATTCATATTTGATTGTAATTTGATTAGTTGGCACTCGATACATTTTTTTACCTTCCACGATAAACTCGTATTCTGCCCCGGGTCTAAACCCTATAAGATCGTTTGCCTTTATAGATTTAAGTTCAGGATCTTTATATTTTATTATGCCTATACCTTCTTTTTCAAAAGCATCAGAAAACATTTTTGTTTCCTTAATAGGTTGCACAAAATTAAATCCTTTGCAAGCTAACCATTCTTTTTTACGCTTGTATGCAAATATTTGATTAGGTTGTACAAAATATTTATCTTCTTTATAAAAACTTCTTGAGTTTTTTTCTTTGCCACGTATATCCCTAAATCTTCTAAAGACATTATGGTGAAGAATTATAAAATCACCTTTGCGTATTTCTGTATCATTAAAGTAAGGCTCTGAAATTACTAGGCCAACTCTAGATACATAGGAATGGTTTTGTAACTCGGTGTTGAGTATAAACTCATTCCCATTTATATCTAATTTATTATTGTATCTCCCCTCAGCGGGTTCTACAACAAAATCCATATAACCTTTCATTAGTATTCTAGATTATACTCTATAGCTATTGCCATATTTTTGTTGAAGTCTTTCCAAGGCAATACTTCATTGTTTTTTATTATGTATATTGAGTACTTATCATCTTCTTCAATTATACTATCTATAATATGACCACCATACACTTCCTGTCCTACAGAATAATGCATGGCGTCATTTTTATAGTCTCTACCTATACTAATTTTTCGTATTAGGTGCATTATCTTTCATTTCCCCGGTAGCTATATCTATAGACACATCACCGTATTTTTGTTCTAATGATTTTTGCACTGCTTCTAACACATCTGTTTTCATCTTCATTGTATGCATAAGATCGTGTTTTTGGAGCTCAATACCTCCAACTTGCATTTGCAATCGGTTAACAGCTTCTACTGCTGCTTTAACAGTAGTTAATTCATCGTTTGTAATAAATTTACCACCTATTACAGGTACCTCTTTTTTTGTTTTCTTTTTTGCCATTTGATTAAATTTAAAATTAATATTCCGTTATTTTATTTATTACGTGTTTTTACTACTTATTGATTTTGCTTTTTCATACGAACGCCCAACAAAATAAGCGCCATAGACAGTAACTAGTAAAGTTTGAAATATAGGTATATACTCTTCTGCTATTTTAAACTCTCCTATATTACCATCAAAAAATGCGCAAGCAGTAAATATAACTGTTAAATATATAAGTACCATAGGCCTTATATTTTTTGACAAGAAAGAATCAGACTTCATATCTGACTCCCACCTTCTAGTTACTTGCTTCTGCGCATCTGCCTCCGCTTGTTGCAATATAACCTCTATTGCTTTTTTAGCTTCTAGCTTTTCCTCTTTGCTTGTTATGAGATTATCGAGAACGCCACCAACTTCT